ATACCTGCTTTAGTAGCGGCTAATGTTTCAGCACTAGGTGTAGTCGCCATAGTAGACAATCTTTTATTCTGGTCACCTAATGACGCAAGAGCTGTAGAAGTAGTAGCACCAAGTTGTTGAGCACCAGTACCAAATGCTTTTTGTTGCAACTCAGAAGCACCAGCTACCTTACCTAGTTCACCCTCACCATACGCTGATTCAGCGGCATTACCAACATTCTTCATATATGGAGCAGCCCAATCAGGAATACTACTTACTGTATTACCACCACCGCCACCGTAGTTCTTCTTAATAGAACCATTAATTTTATATTTCATTTTAATTCCTTTCGCATTACTACGTAAGCTTCTTTAAATCCTGGTACATACTTAGGTAGTACCTTTGCCCATCCTGGACGACCCCATTGTTCAATGGCTTTACAACCAGAGTCACGGGCAAATTGTTCTACAGTAGGGAACACTTTAGATTGTTCTTCAAAATTACTTCCAGAAAAAGCAATAATATGAAGTGTTTTATGTTGAGAATATTGCAAATACTCTGTTAAACCTACACCAACAATATTCAATTCATCATCTACTACCGCCCAACATTGAGCAAATTCATTAAGAATTTTCTTCATGTAGTCTGTAAGAGTAGATTCACCTTGACCATGTTCAAGAACTTTTCTAAGTAATTCTGAAATAGTCTTCCAGTGTTCTAATGCCTGTTGAGGCGATAGTAAAATTATTTTCATTTAAACCTTTAATTTAGCTTCTAATGCTTCTACTTTAGCGGTTAACTCTTGTATTGCTTTAGTTAATACAGCAATGTATGATGGGTAGTGTACAACATCAAAACCTTTTTCATTACCAGCTATTAAGTCTGGTTCATGATAAACAAGAGAACTTCCTTTGGGAATTAACTTTTCCACATCTGTAGTTAAAAAGCCATAACCAAATTGTTCTTTAGGGTCGTTAATAAGACGATACTTTTTAGGTATTAAACTCTTAACAAAGTTTAAACCAAGATCAATATCTGTAATATCTTTTTTCAATCGTGGATCTGAGGGGCTTGATGTTTGAACAGTAAGAGTAACTGTATTACCTGAACCTGATGTACCAACATAAGCACCAGCAATACCTGTTGATCCGCTACCTAATATATTTAAACCAGAGCCACCTGCATTAGCTGTCCCTGAATTAGTTGGAAAGATTCTTGCCCAAGATGAATCAGGATAACCACCTAAAGCTCCTGAATCAGAGGCATAAGAAGTACTACCAGAACTACTAGCATAAGATGGTGTTCCACTTAAAGTGAGGGACACAGCACCAGTAGAAGCAGAAGCAGATAAGCTAAGACCACTAGAAGAACTACTTGCAGATAAACTTGTTACTCCACCACCACCTCCTGATGGGGTAGCCCATTGACCGTCATTACGAAGAAATAAGGTAGTTGATCCTGTTGGTTGATTGATTGTGTATGAACCCCAAACAAATCGACCTTGTTGAATTTGAAATGAAGTTGTGGTTGTTGAATCTGATGAACAAATTAAACCAATACCGCTACTATAACCAGTAAAATATCCACCAATACTATTGCTGGATCCTACCACACCAATACCAACACCACCAGAAACACCAGAAGGCGATTGTGCATAACCAACAACTCCTGCGTTCCAAATACTACCTGAAGATGTTGCTGTTCCTAAAACACCTGCTCTGGCATTTCCAAATGTAGCGTTAGTTGAACCATTACTGAGGGAAGAATAATCAATATTGTAATTACCATCATAAACAAAAATTGGTGTTGATGTTGGGTTATCACCTAAAAATACAGCATCACCATTAGTGTTAATGTCTCCTTTAAAAAGAGCACTACCTGTAGTAGCATCAATGGTAAAGGTAGTATCTGAAGCTGTTCTACCTGCAATACCTTTACTTGTGAATGCTACACCAGCTCCCGTAACATTACCTGAACCATCGATAGAAATTGTACCAGTCTTGAATCCACCAGCAGAACTAAATGTAATACCTCCACTAAGAATATCTGAGGCACTTTTATTTAGCTTACCAGACAAACCACTTAAAGCCGCATCAGCAGTACTTTGTGCAGTAGCCGCATTTGAGATAGCAATGTTAGCAGTAGCTTGAGCTGCAGCCGCAGCAGCATTAGCTGTTGAAGCAGTGACAACATCGAGGTCAATAGCAGAACCTGAATCAACTACATAAGATGAGCTTGGTGCAGATGTAGAAACAGAGAACATAATCTGACGACCACCATTAACTAAGTAATATAAAAACTTAGTTGTACCAAACCCACCAGAGGCTAAATACCAAGTGTAATCAGCAGGGTTAGTTGACTCTGTTGTTGATGCATTGTTATTAACACCAAAGAAAAGTTTATTAGTAGGTGAATTAGAAAGGTTAGTACCAATGTTATCATCAGCATATTTAACTTGAATATATTGATACAAGTAATACAAAATACTGCCTGTATTACCATCATAGATTTTACCTGTATTAGGGTCTACTAACACCCCGTTATTAGCATCTGTTTCCAGAGCTAATTGAGCAAGATAAGCATCAAGCTCACTGTTACCAGTAATAGGCGGATTAAACATATTATCTCCTGTCTGCTGGTTTTACATCGAAAGCAATAATTGGAAGTCTCCAATAGTCTGTTGAAGATATTTTAAAATTAAGCAACCTACCGTTAACACGAGGGTCTACTTTATAGCCTTGTGCTTTATCATTACTAGGTTGAAATATAAATTGATCTGAAGAAGTATATGATGGTGTATTAATAAGATTACTCTGACCAATAACACTGATAGTAATATTAGCATTAACAGGTACAGTATCAAAGATAGGATAAATAGAACTAATAAGAGTACTACCTGTTGTATCACCTGTATTAAGTTTTCTTTTCTCTACATATGAAGTGAACCCTGCAAGAGCAGTTCCATTCCACATTTGATAACCATCATTTGTAATAAGTGTTTGTGTTGTATTAGTAGTCATATATACTACTTGTTTACCGTATTGGAACTGATTACTTGCATTAGCTGGTCCAGAAAAGGCATAAGTAATATTACCTAATGTTCTCTTTGTCCATGTATTATTTTTATAATTATATATTAATGCTTCAGTACATACAGTAGAAGATCCTTTAGGATAGCATATCCAGATCTCTTTATAGAATGGGTTCTTTACAATGTGTACTTTATCAATAGCGTTTGTATTAAGGTTAGAAAAGAAATACTTTTTAATACGGAAATCAGCAAGAGAAGTAATCTCTCCTGAACCATTATGAATATAAATATCATTACGATCAACAACAAAATGTTTACCATCAAACTCACATACACAGTCTGTATTGAGGATACCGTAAGACGTAGAATAGTTCGTTACTTTACTGACATTACCAATAGACAATATATTAATACTGTCTGAAGAATACACAAACATGTTTCCTCTTAGTAGAGCCATATCAAGTACAGGTGAAGTAGAGCTTAATTCAAACTCATCAGCTGTGTCTGTTGTAGTTCCGGGTTGCCATACCTGAGGAATGTTACCAGTAGGGGCTTGAACAGAAACACGAATAGTTCCGGGAGCGTATGTTGTAATACCACTCTGTGTTAAGCTAAGATTAGCCGCAACAAGAGAGTAGTTAAGTGACCTGATAACCTTAGCAGTCACTGTAAGACCGCTAATATAATTCCATCCGGGTAATGGTTGAAATGATGATCCTGCTGTTGAACTACCGTATAAGCAATACAACGGTGTTGTTGTTCCATTGTTAAGGATAATAGCAAAGCCACCATTAAATGTAGTACCTTGCCAGTCACTGTTATTATACAGTGGATCAGAACTAGTAAACATACTAGATGAACTACCTGCAGAATCTACTCTGACGATGTCACCATTCTTAGCAAAGATATTATAACCTTGATCAGGTCGTCTCCAATGAATACCATAGTCAGGACTAATAGATACAACCCTAGAAGTTGTTTCACCAGTAATTGTTTGTACTGCATCATCATCAAACCTGACGTTAAGTACGTCTGTAAATGTATTCATAGGTACAATCACTGGGGCTAGGTCTGTATTTAGACCTCCCTTACCAAGGTCTCTTATTTGTTCTGCCATATGGTATTCTCCTTGTTAAATTTTTTCTTTAATAAAAGCTCTAACCAATTGACCAACAATATCTGACCTGACAATATCATTTACTGTAAACCTAACAATAGGAATTTCAATATCATGTTTCTCACAGATATTACAGAAACGAATAATATTAGAACCATTATCAATATCGGATTGAGATGAGTCACCCATAAGAACCATCTTAGAGTTTTCACCTAGCCTTGTTGTTATAGCCTTAAGCTCTTCAATAGTTAAGTTCTGACATTCATCAACTAGTACTAAAGAATTTTCGTATGATCTACCACGGATAGTTTCTAGTGGCTGTAATTGTAGGATACCCTTAGCTTTAATATACTCAAATTTAGTTTTACCTAGTTGTTTTTCTAGTACTGTAATAAGAGGTAATAGCCACGGGGTTAGTTTCTCATTGATGTCGCCAGGAAAGAATCCTAATGATCTTCCTGTGGGTACATTACTTCGGGTAAGAATAATATTATTATACTTACCTGTCAGATATAGTTGTGCAATCTTACTTGCAGCACAATATGTTTTACCCACACCAGCGGCACCAAGAGTAACTGTAATAGGAAACTCGTTGATTGCTTCTAACAATAATTTTTGGTTGTGTGTCTTGGGATTAATATGAAAAGCTTTTTCTTCTTTGAAAAACTTTTCGTTACGTTGTTTAATACTACGTTTCAACGTTGTTCCTTTTATTTCTATAATGATAGTATAACTATCGTTATCCTATTAGGTACCGAGTAATTGGCATTCAGCTTTGCGTCTCTTATCGAGTCCAGCAAGAACTTTACCGCCACCTTTATTCCATTTCATTAACTCCGCTTTAGCGGCTTTCCAATCTTGTTCATTAATCTTTCGTCTTAATGTGCTGGTTTGAAGTCTGCCAACTCCCAAGTTATAGCAGAAGTCTACAATGGCGTTTAATTTTCTTTCGTCTGTAGCTAGTACAGGACAATACTTAAGTACTCCGGGTAAATAAGTATGGTGTAATTCTCTGAGTAAAAGGTCGTAAGCCTCAGGCTCACTCATAGGAGCGTCCTGAAGCGTTACCTTTTTACCATCAGCATAGTATGTACTGCCATAGCCAATAGTAGCTACATTGGCAGGACACAAGTAGGGCTTAGACCTAAAGCCCTCAAACTTTTTACATAAGTCTGCGGCTAGTGTTAAGTTCATAGTCCACGTTTATTTAATGTACGATCAAGGAACCAGTAGTTTAAAGTACCAGACACAAGAGCAGAGAAATCTGCTGACATCATTACTTTAAATACGTCTACTGGAGGCATACCGTTAACCCATGAGTTATAAGCTAACCATACATGAACAAATGACCAGAGAGCTAAGATCCAGTATGTTACTACAGGACGTACTGAGGCAGACAGCGCAGCCACAAAGTTACTACCTGAAGCTTTAACCATTTCTGTTTGTTGTTCAATAGCAGACTGGAAAGCACCCATGACACCTACGTCAATAGCGGCGTCTCGTTGAGCGCCAATCTCGGCTAACTTTTGTTGACCACGTTGAGCTTCAAGATCACACTGAAACTTAAACATGTTAAGCTCATGTGCACGTTCATCTTTCTTATCCATCCATTTAAGGACTTCAGGGGCAAGTCGGAATAGACCACCGAATAGCGATCCAAGAATACCGCCACTTAAAATATCTAACATATATTATTCCTTACAATGTGGGCAATGATGTTTCTTTTTATCTTCATCACCATGAGAGAGCTTAACACCAGCTAACAAACCAATAAATCCACCGACAATAGTTTGAAATGCTGGAGAAAGTAGTTTAAAGATCTCTGCATTATCAACTTCTTTAGCCCATAAGCCAAGAACAAATGCAGCCATCATAGCTAACACTGATAAACACAGTGTAAATGCAACCATAAAAGTAACATTATAAGTTAGCTTAGCTTTAATATCATCCATGGATTCTTCCTTATACGTAGATGTCGATCGTTGGGTTGTTGATTTGTCTCTCGACAATAAGCTCTTTATTTTTAATAGCATATAATTCTAGTTCGTAGTTATGAAATTTTCGAGTTAATCTCTCTATTTCCCTTATTATATTTCTCTCTATATTAAATAGTTCGAGTCTCTTCTGATACAGATCAGATTGAGTAGGGTTATATGATGGGACAACAACTGGGTAATACTTATCAAAACTAAGTATCATTTCTTTTGTTCTCTCTGAAGTGCTTTTTCATATAGCAAAGCAACCTTAACTCTTAGTTGAGCGCTGTCAGATGAGCCTAACCATTCACTCATACCGTTCCATATAAAAGTTAAGTCTTCTGAAGAACACTTTAATCCGTTATAAGATAGCCACTTATCTGCTTGGTCATGCCTCTCCGATGGATTATTCAGGGTCATACATAAACCGTAGAATTCCATAGGAGAGCATTTAGTTGGTTGAGCAAATAAAGGTACAGCTATTAATAAAATTAAAGTTAATAACCACTTCATTTTAAATGTATTCGGTTTTCAATAGCCAACCAAATAGCACCAAAGAAAGCTCCAATGATAATAATTGGTTTAACTGCTTTAGCGAACCATTCAAGTACAGTAAATGCACCTTGAGCAGCGTTGAAAGCTTGAACAACAGATTGAGTACTCTTATCTAAATTATCTACCTTAGCCTCAACAGCAAGTAGTCTTTCGTATATTTGTTTATGACTTACTTCGTCTGTCATTATGCCTCCGGTTTAGGATATTTATCTTTTACTGCTAAACATTTGTTAATGTATTCTTGTATTTGTTGCTGGTCACCTTTAACTACACCATCAATATAGTCTGTAATAGGGGGATATTCTTCTTTACGCTGGAACTGGTATTTAATACTATTTTGTTTTTCAACTTCTATTAAATACAATTGTTCTTTTTCATCCCACTCTAATTCTTCTTCTTCGGTAAAAGGAATATTACCATTTGCTGTTGCGTGAAATCTATTCATAACTATTCCTTAACTATTCTTTAAACCATAAACACGAACTACACCTGTTATAGTTCCAGCTGCTGGGCTTATTTTTAATCCAGTCAAATTATTTGTGGTTCCTGCACCGATAGCACCAATTAACGGGTATGCAGTTCCATTAGAAGAATTTGACCAAGTACCAGAAACACTTACAGATTTATATATGCTTGTATTTAAGGGTTGTACAACAGACAAAGTTAATGATTGACTTAAGGGAGCATGAATTCCATAAGACGGTGATATTAAATACCCTTGATTTTGAGAGCTTGTAGCAAACAAGGTTCCCCATCCACCAGCACAATACTGGAGTTGTGTACCATAATTACCTGTATCAAAGTACAAACTACCATTAATATAAAAATATAAATACACGGTAGTTGAATTAGTCATATTCAAACCTTCAGCAAATATAAGATACTGATCATAAGTTGATGTAAAAATTCCTGGCATATCAATAGTTGATGCACCTGAAGCTGTAACTGTACTTACTAATGACATTGAACCAGAACTAATATTTGTCCACGCAGTAGTAGAACCATCTGTAGATAAATATTTACCTGAATTACCTGTTTGACTAGGTGCAAGAGCATTAAACGCTGTATTAGCAGTTGTTTGACCTGTACCACCATTATTAATACCTAATGTACCAGTAACTTGTGTAGCTAGGTTTACATCGGTTACTGTTGCATAAGTAACTACCCATGTAGAACCAGAGTACACCTTCATTAAATTACTTGTAGTATTAAAGTACAATGCTCCTGTTATTAGGGGATTACCGTCATTATCTACACTGGGGTCACTTGATTTTGCACCAAGATATCTATCATCAAAGCTATCATAAACAGCTAATGCAGAATCTCTAGCAGATTGAGCAGAGACCATTGCAGAGTTAGCTGATGATGCAGAAGCAGAGGCATTATTAGAATATGTTAGAGCATTAGAAGCACTAGCTGAAGCATTATTAGCACTTGTATTTGCAGACGTTGCAGCATTAGAAGCCGCTGTTACAGATCCAGCTGTTGTTGCTGCTGCATTAACTGCAGAATTAGAAGCGTTGATTGCTGTTGTTGCAGCTGCAGAGGCAGTCGTAGCAGATGTACTAGCAGATGTTGCAGATAATCCTGCACTGGTTTGGCTGACAAGGGCTGCAGCAGCTGATGCCGCTGCCTCTGATGCACTTTGAATAGCAGAGCTTGTAGACTCTGCTGTCAGTTGTTGATAGCTAAATGAGCTAGATGTATCAGCATCTTCATACTGACCCCCATTAGCAAGCTGGGTTGTTAAACCGGGTTTTCTATCGTAGCCCATTTATTAATCTCCTTATTTTATTAAGCACCCCAAGGTAGTGGAGCAGGTTGTGGTGTAGGAATATTAGCTTGTGCAATCAATGCATCAACTTCACCTTCCATAGCGGCTACACGATCTTCACCAAGAGCTGACTTAGTCCAGGACAATGCCTGTTCTTGAGTGATTTCATTAAAGGGTGTAAAATTTTCAGGGTTTGCTGGAAGAAGATTAACAGAGTAGCTAACTGACTGACCGTCTTTAGCAATAGTAAAGTTAGACATTACTACTGTTTGTGGTTCAGGTTCATTCATAACCTGAAGTGAATTTACTGTCCAATTATACATCAACGATCTCCTCATTCTTAGGTGTTTGCTCTTGTACCTGACGAGCAATTTCATTCATAACAAGGAAAGCACCTGTTTTACTAGGCAGTTCTCCAAGGACTTGTTGAATAAAATTTACTGTGTTATCATCTAATTCGAGTTTCATATATATCCTATATTATACGTCTGTTGCACCAGCGTATTGAGTGAAAGTTTTTAATACACCATAGATAGCTGGAATCAAGTCGCCTGACAAGTCTTCCATGTTAATATAGTGGGCTTGTTGTTGAATAGAGGGACGACCCGTTTTGCGAGCCTCCTCTGTTGCATGAATCTCAACTTGAACTTGAAGTTGATCCTTGGTACCAAAGAAGTTTGTGATCCTAGCGTAAGCTTGTACCTCAGACTGTCCATTGGTATTGTTTGTTGCTGTAATTTGTAGTGCCATATATAGCTCCTTAATAAGTCATTTCTGTTGTACGGATCTGAGCTACACAACGAATAGTTGTAGCCGCTTGCCCTGTGAAAGTAACTGCCAACCCGCCATTGGTAGTATCTGCTGAAACTGCGATTGTCCAAGTCGATGCCCCTGCATCTGCGTAACTTGATGTGACTGTCGGTGTTCCTACTAGGGCAGTCGAGGCGGCATTAGCACCACGCTTGATGACACCCTCAATAGTCCATCCTTTTGTGTTGCCACCGCCTGTAACCCCTGCTACTACTTCACCACGGAAATAGTAAGCAGAGTTGTTGGGTAGGATTACTTGATTTGTTGTGGATGCGGCAGATGCGTCACTTGTTAAAACAGTTGCGGTTGCATCTGTTGTTTGACGACCTAAAAGCAAAGTGGCAGTTTGAATAATTCCAGAAGAACCGCCAAACGGGGCGTTGCAACACGCTATAGCATTATTTCCTGCTATTCCTCGTGTTGTTCCAAATGTTCCGCCAGCAATTGTTCCATAAGTACTATTAGCAGTATTACTGTATCCCGCACCAATAAATGCAGATTGACCACTTGCTGTATTAGACAAACCACCAACTACCGCAGAAGATGTGCCAGATGCTGTATTTGGATAATTATTATTGGGCGCTCCACTAAATACGCCCCCACCACCAACAAAAGCACTTATACCACTTGCGGTATTTGCCCGTCCACCAACAACAACAGACCAATCACCAGATGTAGTGTTTCTACTGCTCGCAGTACCTGCATCACCACCGCCCCCGATGAAACTGTAACTTCCAGTTGCCTGATTGTTACCTCCTCCTACTACTACTCCATGAGGGGTGTAAAAGGATAGGGTTGATGTTGATGAACCGCTTGCGGCTTGGGATAGGGTTAGGCTTGTTCCTGAGATTGCGGCAACGTAGGTGTCGTTGGGGTAAGTAAGTATGCTTGTCCCCGCAATTAACTGACCAACTTTAATGTTTGCGTTTGAACCTGAAAGTGTTACTGCTGTGGTTCCGTTCATCGTTCCAGATTGAGTCGTCACAACGGCATTAGAGGTAGTTGTATTGGAATACCCGCTTCCAATAAAACCATAATGACCAGCGGCGTTGTTTCTAAACCCACTTACAACGGAACTATATCCGCTTCTAGCGTTAGTTTCTAATCCTGCGCCTATGAAAGAATAACCGCCTGATGAGGTATTTGCAATTCCACCAGCCGCAACTGAACCATATCCAGCCGCTGTATTGTTCGAACCACCACTAATAACAGAGAATGTTGTAGCAACCTGTGAAGCCGCACTACGACTTGTCTGCCAATCAACAGCATTAGCACCCCTAGCATTACCACCTGTTGCTGTGGAATCTGTTTGTTGAGCCTGTAGCGCACCAGTACCTTTTGGTTGTAGGACTAATGGGATGTTTGTGTCAGAACCTGTTGCCACTAGTGAAGGAGCAGAACCTGTGGCAGAACCTGATGCTTTTAAATAATTTACAGCGGATGCAGTATTTCCAAACCTAAACTGTTCCCAACCAGCACCTACAACGCCAATTTCGCCTGTGTTAGGGTCATAAAATCCCCTGTTTGTATTTGAAAAACATAATGCAGGATTAGAAACAGAACCTGAATTTGTAACCCTTACAGAGCCTGTTCCTTTAGATGTCAAGGCCAAACTTATATTAGTGTCTGAGCCTTGAGTAGATATTGTTGGGCCATTTGCAACACCAGTAGCCGCCCCCGTTACTTGTACATAGTTAACAGCAGAGGCTGTGTGGGCTATGTTAAATTGCGTTTGTGCAAAGTTGTTGGTGTAAAAAGTATGGGCACTTGCACCTTTGGTGCTGTATAAAGCAGATACGTTTGTATCAGAGCCGTTGGCTAAAACCTGAATTCCAGAATTTGTTCCTGCTCCAGAAAACCGCCAGTAATTTGCACCATTACCACCACCATCATTTACTAATAACTGAAGGCCAGAAGGGGTATGAAGGCCAAGGTTTGAACCAATAGAGCGAACAACAGTCCCAGACCCCACAGTCGCATAAGCCGCCGCACCACTACCACCGCCACCTGAGAAGGTCACAGTGGGTTGTTCAACGTAGCCAGAGCCTGCGTTGGTGATGGTGAAGGTAGGCGCAACACCCCATGCAGTTACGTTAAAAGTTGCACCAGAACCCGTGCCGCCAGTGACAGAAACTGGATTGGTAGGAATTGCCGTGTATGCAGAACCTCCAGACAAA